ATATTGTGTTCCGTGAATGCTGATTTACACAAAATATAGATATATTGGGCGTTTGTGTAGATTCCCATCACTTCCACCAATATCCGGAAACCGCAATATCTTGTTAATAATGCGCGCTTGCACAACAAGATATTGCGGTTATCTGCTTCCGTGTTACACTGATTTACACCGATTTTGACTCGTTTTGTTACATTTTTTGTTACATCGAAAATCCAAAGCCGCGATTGAAGGACACCTGTTTCGGTGTCCTTTTTCTTTTTCCATGAAATACTCTGAAAATACGAAAAGTTGAACCATTTACCCCCGATTTTGAACCAATCGGGGCTTTTTTTATGCCTGTTATCCCTGTAAAATAATAAAAACAGAGTATTTTTCGATCATTACGCGCGTGAAAGGATGTGAGAGCATGGGGAGACCAAAGGGGTCTCGGAATGTGGTCAGGGCAAAGTCAGATTACAAGCCGGAGTATGCCGGGAAGCTGTTGGAGTTCTTCAGGCATTATTCGGAGGGAGAGGAAGCGGGCGTGCCGACACTGCAACGGTTCGCTCAAAGCATTGGGACATATACCGATGCCTGTTGCGCTTGGGTCAGAGAGCATGATGACTTTGCGACGGCTTTCGTGGAAGCCATGCGGATACAGGAGCGGATGTTAATCAACGGCGGGTTGACACGGGTATTTGATCCCGGCTTTGCAAAGTTCCTGCTTGCGGCAAATCACGGGTACAGAGAAAAGGACGAGAAAGCCAATGTGGAGTTGAATTCCGGCGGAGGAACGCTGAATGTTATCGTCAGCAGGAAAGAGGAAAAGAAATGACCGGAGAGGAATATGCAAAGTTCGTAATTGCCGGATTGAATCGGCGGGAGTATGCGAAGGCAAAGAAGGTTGCCGGGCAGAAACGAAAGCGCGAAGAACCGAAGCTACACATTGAACTGCTCCCGAAGCAGGAGAAGTTCGTATTCGAGCGCGGTGTAGATGAGATTATGTACGGAGGGGCGGCAGGCGGCGGCAAGAGCGCGGCACAGTGCATTGCGGCTCTGCTCTATGCCATTGATTACCCCGGCTCTACACAGCTGATGTTGCGGCGGACATTCGTGGAACTGGAAGGTTCTCTCATCAAGGAGCATTTCAAGCACTTTCCGGGTGAACCGTGGTATCGGTACAATTCTTCCAAGCATGTCGGAACGCTTTGGAACGGGTCAACCATCCGGTTCGGATACTGCGCAAATGAGAACGATGTATTCCAATATCAGGGCGCGGAATTCGATGTGATCCGGTTGGACGAAGCGACGCACTTCACCTATGACCAATTTGTCTATCTCCGTTCCCGTGTTCGCGGTCGCTTCCCTGCACCGCGATTTCTCGCACTCTCCACGAACCCCGGAAACGTGGGTCACGCATGGGTGAAGGAAAACTTTGTAGACCCGGCAGAGCCGGAGACGCCGTTTGTGGGCAAGGACGGTCGGCGCAGGATGTTTATCCCTGCCAAGCTGACGGAAAACGCCTATCTGATGGAGAACGACCCGGAATACCTGAAAAGCATGGAGACTCTTCCGGAGATTCTGCGGCAGACGCTTCTGGAGGGACGATGGGATGTCATCGAGGGGCAGTATTTTACCGAGTTCGACCCAGCGATCCATATCATCGAGCCGTTCCCGATCCCGGCGCACTGGAAGAAATACCGCTGTCTGGACTACGGCTTGGATATGTTCGCCATGCTGTGGTTTGCAATCTCCCCCGACGGGAGGGTTTACATCTACAAAGAGTTCTGCTCCCCGAATCTGACAATCGAGGATGCGGCAGGCAAAGCGTTGGAGTACACGGAGAGCGGCGAAGAGATTGCGGCAACATGGGCGCCACCTGATATTATCCGTTCCCGAACGCAGGAGACAGGCAAGACAAAAGCTGATCTGTTCCGCGCGGCGGGGCTTCCGCTCGTAGAGGCATCCAATGACCGTGAGGCGGGGTGGCTTTCCGTCAAATCGGTTCTGCGGATTCAGCCGGATGGACTGCCGAAGATGCAGATCTTCCGGAATTGCCGCAGACTGATCCACGATCTTCCCCTGCTCCAAATCGACCCGAAGCATCCGACCGACTGCATGACCGAGCCGCACGACATCACGCACATTTGCGACAGCCTACGGTACGGAATGATCGCGTGGACTTCCGCCGCACCGGAGCGCGAAGAACGGGAGGAGCGGCTGTGGACAAAGGATATGTACGACGATTGGTGTCGGGCTTCTTCCGATGTCCGTGTTGCTATGGAAAAAATGATGGGCGGAGCGCCCACAGGCTACAGATACTTTTAAGGAGGATATCCAATGAGAATTGATGGGAATAAACGCGAGTTCTTCGAGAAGCTGATGCAGGATGCAAAAACGCATCCCGACTATGAGCGGCAGATGACACTCAACAAAAGAAATATCGAGCAGTACAACGGTTCAAAGAAGATCGATCCGGTGGATGATTCTTCGGAACTTCCGGATGACGCAATCGTTGTCCGCAATATCACCCGCGAACTGATTGAGAGCCAGAAAGATATGCGGATACCCGCGCCGAAGGTCACGCCCCGCATATCGCTTCAGCACACCGATCGGAACGCCAAAGCGACCGAGCGGCTTCTGAATATGCTTCGGGACAAGCTGCCGTTTGAACGGTTGAACAACACCGACGAGTTCTACGCTCCGACCCTCGGCGCGACCTTTTATCTGGTGGAGTTCGACAACAGCGTCCGAACGCACTTCACGGTCGGCGAGGGCAAGGTGTCGATCATCGACCCGTCCGACATCATCCCGCAGCCGGGTATTTACGATGTCAACGAAATGGAATACATCTTCATCCGCTCCCGTATGACGCGGGAGGACATCATGCGGACATACGGTGTCCCGCTTTGTGTTGCAGAGGAATCCGACATCGATCCAGAGGATGACGATGTTGGCTTGGAGCAGTACAATGTGGTGACGGTGTACACCTGCTTCTGGCGGAACGAAATCGGCGCAGTATGCAAGTATGTCTGGAGCGGAGACACCGAATTGCAGGATGTGGATGACTACTACGCGCGGAAGAAGTACATCTGCCGTTGTTGCGGCAAGCGGAAGGAACTGTGCGAAGAGAACCCCTGCTCCGATCCCGATTATGAGATGCAGGACGAGGATTACGAGGAACTGACCGAGGATATTATCCTCCCCGATTACGCATACGAGGACGTGATGACCTCCACGGGAGCAGTCATCAAGCAACGGGTGCAGAAGAAGATTCCTGCGTTCAGCCCGGTCTACAAAGACGGAGAGCCTGTGATGGAAGAGGCGGACGAGCCGGTTCTCGATGAAACAGGAGAGCCTGTGATGCAACGGACGGCAACGGGCGCAATCATCCCGCAGATGCACAAAGTCCTGCGCCCCAAAACCGCCCCCACAAGACTGCCCTACTACAAGCCCAAGCGCCTCCCAGTGATCTGCCGCCGCAATGTGTCAATCCCGAAAAGCCTGTACGGTCAGAGCGACTGCGAGGTCATCCGCCCGCAACAGCAGGAAATCAACAAACTGGAGAGCCGCATTCACGAAAAGCTGATGCGTTCCGGCGCAATCGAGTTTCACAGAAAGGGTGTATCAACTACCATTTCAAACGGGATCTTCGACCAATCGCTTGAAGTGCCGGAGGGACAGATCGCGCGGGACTGCATTGGGAGCATCACTTGTGAAATGTCAATTCAACAGGATATGCAACAGTCGGAGCGGCAGTATGAAATGGCAAAGCGGAATATCGGCATCACGGACAGCTATGTCGGAGAGCGTGACAATACCGCGCAGAGCGGCGTTGCAAAACAGCAACAGGTGTTGCAGTCCTCCGGGCGGTTGGAATCCAAGCGGGTGGAGAAATACGCCGCCTATGCGGATATTGACCAAGCCATGTTTGAACTGTATCTTGCCTATGCGGACGAACCGCGCAATGTGCCGTATACCGATGACGAGGGAGACGCGCAGGTGGATGTGTTCTCGCGGTATTCCTTCTTGGAGTTCGATTCCATCCACGGAGAGTGGTACTACAATGACGATTACACCTTTGCGGTGGAGGCAAACGGCTCTCTGGAGCAACAGCGGGATATGATGTGGCAATTGAACGCCAATGACCTTTCCTCCGGCGCGATGGGCAACCCCGCAGACCCGACCACAATGCTCCTGTACTGGCGCTTGCAGGAGAAAGCGCACCGCCCGAACGCGCAGATCATGGTTGCACATTTCCGCAGGCTGGTGACGGATATGCAGAATGCACAGGTCGCGCAGGAACAAACTGCGGCAGAATCGCGGCAAAATCCGACAATTTTCGCGGCAAAAACCGAAAACAAAGCAGAGAAAAAGCAGGAGGTAGGAGCAAATGGCTAACTATGTAAAGGGTACAGTCACAAAAGACCCAAATAAGGTATTGGATACACTGTCCGGTAACGCCACCGTGGACGCGTCTCCGAAGGGCGGCGTTGCGGCGGTTGCAAAAGGAACGGACAATCAGTCCGCAATGGAGCAACTGAACAACTATTACCGTCAGCAGGCGGCAAAGGAACAATCCGATCTCGCCTATGCGGATTATCTGACGGACGGAAAGGTCTCGCAGGATCTGAAATACGGCAACTATCTGACGAACGGCAGATTCAGCGGATACAATTCGTATGCGGATTATCTCGCTTCCATCGGTCAGACACCGCAGGATTCCAAAAAGGTGCGCGATGCAAGCGTGGCACAGGCAAACGCAGCTTACGAGCGATCGCTCGCAAACTATGGGCAAAAGGGAGAACAACTGGCGCGCTCCGGACTGTCGAACACCGGATACAGTGATGCTTCCAACAACGCGGCATACGCGGCAAAGCAGAATGCGATTCTGCAAGCGGACGCGACCAAAGCGGCAACCGATCAGAGCAACCGCCTCGGCTACGCGCAGTACCTCCAAGCCTATGACGCGCAACAGCAGAGCAAGATGATGTCGGTTCTGGAGTATACCACACAGATGGGTATGAACGGAGAACAGGCAAAGCAATATGCCAAGTCGCTTGGCTTTGACGATACGGTTTCGGAGAGCATCGGAAACGCAAGCGAAGCCTACTATACAACTATCAAGGCGAAAGAGGAAGAAAGCAAGGAGCAAGCGTTGAAAGAATATGTTCTGAAGGCAGGAATGACCGCAGAGCAAGCCAAACGGTACGCTAAGGCACTCGGCTTTGATGATGCGGCATCCGAGCGCATTGGGCTTGCGGCAGCGTCCTATGAGAGTGCAAGCAAGGGCAACGCATCCGACCTCTACAATACCCTTGTCTCGAACGAAAACTTTGCATATGACCCCGCAATGAAGAACTCCCTGCGGCAACAGCTTCTCAATTCCGGCTATGATGAAGCAACCGTGGATGATGTTCTCGGTCGGTTGGATAAGACCTATACAGTCGGTCAGAAGGACAGCTACGATCTGATTATGAAAGCGTTGACGGATGATTCCGCATATGAAAAAATCGGCTCTATGATCGATGGATTCAATGAAATGAGCGATAACGACAAGGCGGTTGCGATTGACAAATATGTCGCATCCTCAAATTTGTCAAATGAACAGAAAACCGATTTCTTCTACGAAAAAATATATCAAAAGATCATGAAAGACGAAAAGGCATCGGATGTTCTCAACGAATTGGCAAGCTATAAATCAATTGGAATGCCGGAATCTGTGTATAACAAAGTTGCCTACAAAATGATGGGTTACATTTCGGTGGATGAAAATGGCATTCCGAGAAATTTCAACGGTACTAAGCTAAGAACGAAGGTGACAGGAGACGGAAATATGGGTATCGGGAAAGAGATCGGTTATTTGGGAAACGAACCGAGCGGCACGCTGAAAGCAGGAAATGACGGGAAATTATATATGTCCACAGGAAACGGTAAATGGTATGCTGCGAAGATTCGCATCGACGGTTTCGGATACAGTGACGAGGAAGAAGAGGCGTTGAACGATATTACCTACCAACGGTTGCTTCACCGTCAAAATGGCGGTTTGAGTTCCAGAAAAGTGCGTTCCGGAAAGTGAGAAAGGGGCTAACATGGCTATTGTAGATCTGAAAAAGGACTATGTTGCAGGCAATAAAACCAATTTTGGCGGGACGCTCGGAAAAAGCACCTCCAAAAAAGAAGATTCATCCTTCCTCGGCAATTTGGCATACATCGGCGGCAACACCGCCGCAGGGTTCGGCGGCGTATTCGAGGGCATCGGCAGACTGGTGTCCTCAACGGGGGCAAAGATCGCCGGAGATGACCGTCTTGCGCGGTACTATGCGAAAAAGTCCTACATCGGGGAGTGGCAGTCGGATATGGCGGATCGGTATTCCCCCGGCAAGGTAACGCAGTTCTTTGCGGATGCCGGAGCGGGTGTCGGGCAGTCCTCCGTATTCCTGCTCAACCTCGTTGCGCCCGGTGCAGGGACGGTTGTATTCGGCACGGGTATTTTCGGAAACTCTGTCGGTGAAGCCGTCAACAAGACGGGGAAGTTTGGGTTCAAGGAATACGCCTACGGCGGGCTGTCTGCGGGCGGTGAAGTGCTGATGGAGGTTATCAGTGGCGCGACCTTCAAGGCGGTCGGGCGTATCGGCGCAGGTGTCACCGGAAACCTGACAAAGAACGCAGTGGAAACCACCGCAACGCAGACGGCAAAGAGGGGATTCCTCAAAGCGGTTGCATCCAATGCGGTTCTCAAAGACCTTTTGAAGGAATCATCCGGTGAATTTGTAGAAGAATTCCTCGGAGACTTTTGGGATGTCGGCATCAGCCGCTTGACCGGAGTTGACCCGGAAGCATCTACAACTTTGGGTCAGGCGATTTATTCCGGTATGGTAGGCTTTGCATCCGGCGCAATGATGTCGGGTTCTTCTATGGTCATCAACCGCGCGGCGGCGGCATCCAGAGGATATCACATCAACGAGTCCGGCAACGCACAGCAGATGGTCAGGACGGCGGAGGTTGTATTGGAGGAAGCAAAGACAGCGGAGAATTTCCAAGACCCCGCTGGAGTTGTTGATATGCTGAAAGAAAGCGTTGAAAGCTACAACGCACAGAAGGACAAGACCAATTTTGCATCCCGCGTGGCTCTGGGGCAAATGCAGATGTTTACCGCCTATATCGAAAAGAATATCGGGGTCATGCAAGCCTATGCGAACATTATGAAGGCGGACGCGCAGACATTGGAGAAGTATGCGCAGTTGGCATCGTATTACACCAATGAGAAAGTCACAACGCGGGATCTTCTTGCAAACCGGGACAACATCACCACGCAGATGGCAATCCGGGACTGGGTCAACGGTGTTCTGACCGTGGATTCCGATCTGGTAGCCGAAGCAGAGGTGCGGGATTTTACCCGCACAACCGAGGACGGCAATACAAGCGAAAGCACGGGAGAAACCCGTTTCTTCATGACTGGAGATGCCGCAAAGCAGGAGCTGAAGAATCAGCTTGACCGGAACGCAACCGCCGCACAGGAAGCGCAACAGACGGCACAGGCAACGGAGATTACGCAGACATCGTTTGATGGCGGAAAGAGCGTTCAGAATGTCCATATCATCGACAGAATGTACCTTTCCATCAAGAAGAATTCGGACGGCACATACAATTATGCCATCAACGATAAGTCCGCAAAGCAGGACGCGAACGGCGGTGTGTGGGACAAGACCAATGTTCCTGCGGAGGAAATGCGGCAGTATTTTGAACAGGCGAAAGAGGGAGCGGTTCAATACGAAGCGCAGAAAGCCGCGCAGACCGATCAGGAGACGCAGACAGGCACAGACAAGAAAACGACCGCCGAGGGAGAGAATGCCGCACAGGAGCAGGAGAGTGCGGAGAAAAAGGCGAAGGAAAAGCCGCGGCAGAAATCCGAGATCGATTCTGCTACCGAAAAGAAACTGAACAAAATGGTGAAAGGCTTCAACACGATGGCATACCGCGACCGTGTTGCGGTCTCCCGCATGGTGAAGTCTGCGGAAGCAAACGGCGTGGACGCAAAGACGGTCAAAAAGATTGCAATCGCCATGACCGCGCGCTCCGGTTTGGATATTCGTTTCACGAAGTCCATCTCGCAGAACGGCACATGGACGGTGTTCAAGGACGGAAGCCAACGCCGCCTGATCCTGCTGAATCCGGATATTCAGTCCCCGTTGGAGCAGACATTTTTGCATGAGTTCATGCACGATATGATGCACGACCAATACACCAACATGAAAGCCGTTATGGATGTGACATCCGGAATGTTGGAAGATGGCGCGTTTGACAATTATGTCCGGGAAAGACGGGATGAATATTTCGATGCCTGCGCGAAAGCTGGGCGCGAGGGGCTGATCCTGACGAAGAACGAGGACGGAACGGTCACCCGCAGCTTTGCGAGCGAAAAGGCAGAGAAAGCCTTTGACCTGATGATGCGCGAGGAAGCAACCGCGAATTTCGGAGCGGAATTCCTGTATCGGCGCGGATTCCTGACGCGAGTTGCACGGAGCAATCAAAAGTTGGTTCTGCGCGCCTTCCGTGCAATCGGTCGGTGGATCAATGATGTTCGTTCGCGCGACATGGAAACCGCACAGGCGCTCGAGGGCTATTTCCGCACAATCGAGGATGCGGTTCGGAACAGCAAGGGAAACAGCGAAATCGCAAGTTTGCTCTTTGGCTCTAAGCCGGACGCGCAGAATGCGAACAGCGCCGCCGAGAGAGCAGAAACGCTGTATTCCCTCCATGCTGTTTCCCCTGTGAAGCCTTCAAGTCAGGAGTGGAAAACCACCATCGACACGGTGGAAGCCAAAAAGCGCTTTCCTTCCCTTTGGGATGTCACCGCAGACGAATCCCAAACGCGCAATCCTACCCAGATACGCAGTACCGTATCTACATACAGAAAAATTTATGACATTTTGAAAGCGGAAGGATTCAGCGGAAAGATTCTTGACGCTTCCAGTGGTCTTGGCTACGGTACTCGTTCCGGCATTGACGAGTACGGCTTTGAGGTCGATGATATCGAGCCGTACCCAGACCGCAGTTATTCTCCGAAATACACCGATTATTCCGCATTGGAAGGAAAATACGATGCAATCATCAGCAACGCCGTCCTCAATGTATTGCCGCAGGATCAGCGGGATGCCCTTGTGGTGAAAATGGGAAAACTGTTGGCAGATGGCGGAAAACTGTTTGTAAATGTCCGTGGTGATGATGTCAACACGCTTTCGAGCAACCCGAGCAATGTCAAAATCGGTGACATGGAGTGGTTCGTATCGTCGACAGGATCATATCAAAAGGGATTTACGCGCAATGAACTTGTGGCATACCTGAAAGACGCACTCGGAAACGATTTCGAGGTTCAAGGTACATCAAAATTCGGGAAGGCATCGGCTATTGTCACCAAAAAGAACAAAACAGTCGATAATGTTTTTGAAACTGGAAAAACAGCGGAGACTTCCGAATTTAGACGGAAATCAAGTGATTTCGGAGATATTCGTTTTTCTCTGCAATACTCTGGCGATATTGCAGAAGGTCAAAGAAGATACCTCGATACGCATCCTCAAAAGATCACATCCACAGAATTGAAGCAGGCACAGAATGATGTTGCAACGATGGTTGCGGATATGATTAAACACAAGGACATTTTGCCGGATGATACATCGCGCGGAAAAACGCTTATCAAAAATGGGTCATATGATGTATCTGTTGAAAATACAACGATTTGCGTCAGAACGCTTGCATACAATTCTTTTGTTGATATGGTTGCCGAAAAAATCGGCAGACCGCTGTCAAAAATGGAGTCTTTCCTTGTATCGCAAAAGCTATATGATATCGCAACCGATCCGCAATGTTTGTATTGCTATGTTTCGTTGGACAGAAAGTCATACAATGATGCCCTTTTAACCTACATTGACCAAAGAGACGAAGCAATTCGTGCATATAAAAGTGCTGGAATGCCGAATGTCAAGAGAGATTCAAAATCGGGACTTTATGCAGATTTTCTGCGCGGAAGAAAAGATACGAACAATATGTGGAATCGATATTCCAGCTTTCTAAAGTATGCAAAAGAAGGAACAAAGATTCTGACAAAAGAGGACATTGCCACCGAATCAAAACGTGCCGGGCTTGCAAGAGACAAGGGAACATTTGGAGAGCAAATGCGTGAAATGCTCGCTTATGCGCAGAGCGCTTCATGGGCAAAAAAGCAGCAGGCTTATGTTGCATATTTTGACGAGATTTTGAGAATGAGTCCTCGCGTTGTAAACAACCTGAACAAGCATTATGGTCTGCGCTTCTACTCCTTTTCCGATTATACCCCGGCGTTTATTGTTGAAAATATGCAACAGATCACAGATGCTTCAATCCGTGGACTAAAAGGACTTTCATACACAAAAGACACGGATTATGCGAAGATTTTTGCATCTACCGGGATGAATATCAATATTTCCGTCTTTGCAAAGAAGATGGCGGATGGAACTTTCGCTATAGATGCCAAGCAGAGCGCGAATATTGATGAAGCAATCAGTCTGAGAAAGCAATATACGAATGTCGGAATCGTGGTTGTTGCAACCGATGTCGAAGGCGTCAAATGGGCTTTGGCTCAGGAATGGAGCGATGTTGTGATTCCGTTCCACACGGTTCTCACGGGCGCAGATGTCGCGGAATTCTACAACTGGTCAATTTTCAATGAAGAACAAAATGATGTTGTTTCGGATCAAAACCTTTGGGATGCTTATGTCAACTCTGTGGCGCATACGGATTCACAAAAGAAAAAAGTATCTAAAATGGTATATCCCTCTGAACATCAAAATAACCAAGCAAGGTATCTTGAAATATGCGAAGAGCGGGGCTTGACGCCAAGATTCAGCAAATTCCTTGACAATGTGAATTACATGAAACTGGTGAATGAAACCAGACAGTCCGAATCTCAAACAGTACCTCTGAAACCGATTTTCAACATTGAAGAAGCCAAAAAGTCTTTTCAGAAATTCATCAACAAGGGAGGGTATTACGGCGGATGGTATCACGAAGGAGTAAATGTTGATGCAGAAGCAAGCGCAGTTGCAGAAGATGTAAAATCAGGAAAAAAGGCTAATGAAGTATCCTATGGCAGGCAGGATATATCGAATGCCATGAACGCAAAGCGCACCCAAAACCGCAAGCATGGTGAAATTCGGTTTGAATTACCGAATACAATTGAAAGTGATGTTCCGAAGCGGTATGGAAAGACATACAACTGGAAAGAAACTGGGTATATTCTGCGCGATGGTAACCGGCTGGATTTGTCCGGAAGAAACGAAGGCGCATCCGGTGGGTATCGTCAGGTTGACCACAGAGATATTTTCTATGAAGACAGCGGGGACAGTGGGACAAGCGCAATGATTGACTTTATGCGCCGTGGAAATATTCGTGTCATACCTGAATCCCCCGGAATCAATTTGCAACTTGAACCAACGGAATCGCAGTACGAGAAGATTGCGGATTTGGTTTCCAGTCTTGGATTCAAAGAGAAATATTTCACTGTCGATTTTGATGATGCAAACGGAAACACTGTTCATTCATTGGAGTATGACGGAAATGTTTCTTACAGAAAGGTGATTTCTGATATTCGCTCGTATTTTGCAAACGGAAAATCAAACGCAAGCGACTTGATGAAATTCCATGACAGTACACGCTTTGAACTCAATTCCGGCACAGGCTACAGCCGCGGGCAGATGTCGAAGATCGTAGCGAACCGGACGAAAGGAAAGGTCTATTCTCTCTCCGATGCGGTGATTGCGATCGACAATGTAACAGCTTTGGTATCCGGTATTTTGAGCGATGAAAACATATCCTTCCGTGCAAAAATCCGAGGCAAGTCCCGCGCGGAGGTGATGGACTTCCTGTTTGAGCAGATGAACAAGGAACAGGGCAACGGCAGGCTGAACACCGCCCTGCAAGCCGCCGATTACATTCTGAATCATGCGGTAGTGCAGGAGGAGTTGGATAGCGTTGGGCGCGAGGAATACGCGCGCATGATGGATATTATTACGGGAGTTGAATCCTATCGCAGAAAGTTCAAGTTCACCGAGACGGAAAAAGCCGATCTTAAGCATATGTTTGACAAGGGATATCCCTCCCTGCTCCGCGCGTGGTCGAGCGAGGACGGTATGATGCCTTCCCGTATTCTCACAGAATTGAAAGACAGCGGTGTTACGGTCAATTCCGCGTCCGATGTGGAATCCGACATTTTTGCGGACTTGCTTGGGCAGTATCAGAACGCAAAACAGGCAATCAAGCAGTGGAACGAATCGGTTCTTCTGAACACGGTCGGGGACAAGCGGATGCTGACGAAGCTGAAAAGCGACATGGCGCGCGAAATCCTGAAAGCGTTTGAAACGACCGGAGAAAAATCCGCCTACCGCAAAGAGGTGGAAGCCAGACAGGAATCCATCTCGAAAATGTTGGAAAAGAACCGCGCAAAGCTGACCGCTGCGCGCAAGCGGGCTATGTCTGAATCCCGGCTGTACCGCAATGCGATTAAGTTGGACGAACAACTCAAACGCGACCGCCGTTCCAGTCAGTTGCTCTCGGACGAGCGGATGCGGAAGGTTGCGGAGAGTGCCGCGAAGATCGGAAAGCCGCGTAACGCGCGGAATCCCCAGACAGTGCTGGGTTGGGCGAAGTCTATGCAGGAAATCTACAGCCCGAAGAACCCGTTGCTTGCCATATACGGCGAAGCCGATGAAGAAACCGGAAAATTTGAACACACCTATTACAGCAACGAGGTCGGAGAAGCGCTGAATCGGCTCGCGCAGATTGACACGGAGGTCTACCGAAACGGGAAAAAGGTACAGGTAAAATATCTGACCGACGAGCAGATTGTTGACCTTGATACGGTCATTTCCGGCATTACACGGCTCTACCGTGACTACGACACGGTGTATTTCCAAGGGAAGCGGCAGAGCCTGACGGAGACGGCGCAACGAGGTGTGGACAATATGCAGTGGATTGCGGACGAGCGCGTCAAAAAAGGAAAACGGTTCGGAGTCATTGATAAAATCAAGCGATGGACGGATGCTTATCTGTATGAGATCGCTTCCCCGATGGCTGTCATTCACGATATGGAACGGCATGACCCGAACGGCGTTCTCTCTGCGGCATTTGAGGAAATCGTATACGGGCAGATCAGCGCACAGACGATGTTTGCCGACCTCATGAATCCGTTTGAAACCTTCTACAAGGAAAACAAGGGGTACAAAAAGGCACTTGCCCGCGACACGGTGAACTTCCGTGGTCATGAACTGACCAAAGCGCAGGCGATCAGCCTGTATTGCACGATGAAGCGAGAGCACGCGCAATTGGGACTGGAGACATTCGGCATCGTATTTGATGACAAGAACGGAAACCGCGTCAAGACAGGTTCTCTGAAAGGCTATGACGCGAATGCACTGTACAAATCCTTCAGCGAGACGGACAAGCGGTTTATCTCTTTGGTGGAAAGCTTCTTCAACGATGTTTCCAAGAAAGTAAAGGGAGACGCGGATATGCGGATAATCGGTTCTACCAATGTTCTGGATGACTACTATTTCCCGATCTTGCGTGACCGCTCACAACGGACGAACAGCGTCGGCGATACCCGCAGGGGCATTTCGGATTTCTTGGAGACTGTTCTGAACCTGTCGTTCAACCAGAACACGGTTCGCCACGCAGACGGGCGGATTGAAATTTTGGATGTGACAAACACCATCATGAAACACGCGCAGGGCTTGGCGATCTATGCAAATCTGTATGAGCAGATTCAGACATTCGACCGGATTCTGAACAAGAAGGTCGGCGAGATGGACGCAGACGGAAAACTGATCCGCGAGACCACCAAGTCGCTTGGTGAGATGATGGAGGACAACCACAAGGGAATACTGAACTATCTTTCCAAGCTATTGGCGGACGTACAGGGTGTTCGGACGGATATGACCGGTGCGATGGATGTTGTCGATCACGCGCTGACCAAAGTATACGGGCTTTATGCACAGGCGGCGGTATCGGGAAACATCAAGACAGCAATCCTCCCGCTTGCGTCCTACTTTGCAATCGGTCTGTATGTTGACGCACGGCATATGGCGAAGGGCTTTGCCATGAATGCAACCCCTGCAGAAATCCGGGCAAACATGGAGCAGATGGACAAATATTCATCCGTCACCAAGGGGCGGTACTATGATCGCGGCGCAATCAAATCGCAGACGGTTCAGGATGAAGTCCGCGGGTTGATCTCCGTAACCGGCAAGGGCATTGAAGCAACCGAGCGGTTTATGCTCTCCAAGGTCTGGAATGCCTGCAAATCGCAGACGGCGGAGCAGTTGGGTCTTTCCATTGATTCCGACGAAAACTGCCGTGCCGCCGCAAAGCTGTTCGACAAGGTGGTAATCGAAACGCAGTCGCAGTATGTTGCATCCATGAAAAGCGCGATGGGCAGAAGCAAGAACCAACTTGTTCGCGGTCTGACGATGTTCAAGTCCGATGGTGCGGCAATGTTCTCTTCGTCTTTTGATGCGATCCGGAGATTCATGGATCTGCGGGATCGGGCGAAAGCAGGTCAGGATGTAGGCAAGGAACTCGCCGTAGCGAAGAAGCGGGCGGGGCGCGCAGTTGCAAGCGTAGCTTCTGTATGCGTTGCCGTTGCAATCATCACACAGGCAATGCGGTACGCGTTCAATAACGATGACGAGGAAGAGGAAACGCCTGCAAAAAATATCGCCATGAATACGATGAATTCCGCAATGGGAATGTTCCCCCTGATCGGAGATGTCTACAGCGTATTCGCGGAGGGTTACGACGTTTCCAATATGACATTGGATGCGCTCAATGACGGAATCAATGGTGTGCGCGGTATTGTTTCCCTGTTCGGAGACAAGAACGCAACACAAGCAGATGTCGCGCGGGCAACCCGCAAGGCGCTGTACGGTGTCGGTCACATGGCGGGTGTTCCGGTGCGGAATCTGACCAACCTGACAACCGGTGTGATCCGGCGCATCAGCAAACCTGCAATGTACGGGTATGACAGCATTTTCTCCGGCGAGAAGTATTCCGAAGACCTCCAGCGTGCGGTCAAGCGCGGTGACGATAAGATGGCGGAAGCCATTACGAAGGTCATGTTCCGGCGCAAGAAAACCGGAGCATACAATCAGGAGACATTGGATGAAGTCCTGCGGCTGTACAAAGCTGGATATGACAAGAAGGTCATGCCGGGCGGAATTCCGGACGATTTGACTCGCGCGCAGCGAAAGACCTTCCTGAATGTCTATGGGAAATCCGATGCGGATGTGCAGAAGCTGATAGAATCCGATGCTTACAAGGCGTTTGATGACGAGCAGAAAGCCTCCGCAATCAGTAGCCTGTATCGGTCTTGGAGAGCCTACGCAGAGTATCAAGCGACTGGCGAAACAGATGACAAATCGGCACTCCTGTCGGAGATCATGGGGGCGGACAAATTTGGGAAAGCCCGCGCATACCTCTCCGGGCTGAAAGCAAAGGAGGATGCGGAAACTCCGAAGGACGGTTGGCGTTCAACCATTCAGAAGGGCTTGAAGGGCATGGGGCTGACATCCGATGAACAGGCGCTGATACTCTACGCCGCAGGATATCATTCCGCCTCCGATCTCTCTGCATTCCTGCGGGTTCTCAATGCAAAGAATCTGACAAAAGAACAGTTGGCTTTGCTCGCGGAGATCTTCAAACTGGATGTGAAAAAAGGAAAACTGGTAGAGAGAAAGACAACAAAAAAGACGGCATGAGAAAAGGCACACGGGGAATTTCCTCGTGTGCCGATTTTTATTTTTCTTGATCGTTACCCTTTTCCTGCTTCTCTCTGCTCTCTGCAATGTACCGGGAAACTTTTATGTCATAAAATAATCCGCAGACGCATTTCATCAGCATCCAGAAAAAGAACGCAAAGATCGGTCCACCTACCATATATCCGATCCCCTGACCGACCATGTATGCGTATGAGCTTCCGTTAGCGCCGAGCAAGATCAAAAATCCGGCAATACACAGGATTGAGCCGATTGCTATCGCGAACACCTTACAGAAACGAAACAGCTGATTGATATGATCCAAATTGATGGTAGCAGGGCTTTCCACAACAGGGGCTTGCTGATGATCGGGGTAATTGTTCATTGCTTTTTCTCCTCTCCAAAGTACAGAATTTATTACTCCCCCATTATAGCATACAGGGCTTATTTTGTCAATGTATTCCCGTAAAAAAGGCAGGAAAGCGAAAAAGTTGAACCAAATACCCCCAAAATTGAACCAAAACGGGCTTTTTTGCAGTTTTTTTATGCGATATAATTTTTTCAACGACCAAGAGGAAAGGAGGAAACCGACATGAGTAAGAACCCTTATCAGACCACGAACGGCGGGATTATCAAAGCCCCGCATCCGCAGAACGGCGGCGATCCGAAGCCCATCTCGCGCGAAACCGGCGGTGATCTGCGATCCGGTAAGTAAGGCACGCGATCCAAGGAAAGGAGGACAGCAGAATGCCAAACCAGACTGATGAAGTCAAAGACCCTTTGCAGGAGGAAGTACCCGCAGCCCCTGTAGAGGACGAGGTGGAGGAAGACCTCGTCAATGATCCGGAGGAAGAGCCGGAGGACGAAAACGGGCAGGAGGATACCGCTGCGAGCGCGCAGAAAGCGGATGGGGGCGCAGATGACGATGAAGACGGCGATCTGTGGGATGACTGGGACGATGATGACGGATCTGATGCGGACGATGCGTCCGACGATCCGGAATCCGAACCTGACCCGGATGCCGCTACAGATGCTCCGGAAACCGATCCTTCCCCTGCTGATGAGCAGGAAGATCCTGCAGAGCCGGATGCCAACGCCGAACTGATTGACCGTCTGCTGACCGACCTCGGCTATGAGGGGACTGCAGAGGAAAAGGTCGCAAAGTACAAATCGGACAACGGAATTTCCGACCCGAAGCCGGACGAGCCTGTACAGGCGGAAACCGACCTCGACACCCGCGCCAAGCGGGATTTGGAGACCCTTGCCAAAGCCTATCCGGAGCGCATGAAAGGAATCAAGGCGCTTAAGGATATTCCAGAATTTGATGCGGTTGTCAGAAAGATCGTGTCCTCGGGATGTTCGATGTTGGAGGCGTACAACGAGGTTGTCATCGGCAAAGTGCCGAGTGCCAAATCGGAAAAGCAGAAGGCGCAGGCACAGAGCAAGAGCCACCTTGTCGGGACATCGACCGCTGTTCGGTCGAGCCGCTTTGATCCGGACACATCGGAACTGCGCGAGTTGCGCAGGAGTTTCCCCGATTACACCGAGGAACGAATCCGCGAACTGTACCGAAAGGTGCAAAAAAACACAAGATAACGAAAGGAGACCGAACCATGTTCACTATTGAAAAAGTCCTGAACGGTAGAATCAACTACCCCGAGACCGAATTCATTCCCGTGACCGCATCCACGACCTACAAAAAAGGCGCGCTGATCGCGATTACCTCCGGCAAGGCGGTGCTTGCCGGCTCAAAGAAAGCAACCCATCTCTGCACGGAGGATTACACCGCAGGGGCATCCGACACCCACCACATCCCGTGCTTCATCCTGTCGGAGGACGTCATTCTGCGCACAACGCTGACGGCAGAGACCGCCCTTGTAAAGGGAGCTGTATCTGCAATCAACGCAACCGCAGACGAAGCGACCGGCGCTGCTCCGGGAACTGGGAAGTACGGAGTGGAAATCGTCGAAGTCATCAGCAAGAAAGCCGGAGGGGAAATCCTCTGCAAGGCTTCTGCGGTTGCAGGCTCGTAACCAATTCAAAGGAGGATCAAGAAAATGGCACTTGACATCAATTTTTCCGAAAACTACGGTCGGGGCATTACCGGTATTCATGACGCAAAGATCGGTAAGATCATGACCCCGCTGAAAATGTATATTCAGGGCGAGAGCGACGCGCTTGCAACGAGCAAGGCGCAGAAAGACCTTGAAACCGTATTCCATATGACAACGAGCGATGGCTTTGCGGATTCCTTCACCGTCGCAGACACGCTCGGCATGATGGAGAATGTTGCTGCGGGCAACGGTCCGGGTAACCAGAGAACGAACGAAACCGGGCAGAAGACGATCTACAATGCCCCGTTCATGATCGAAACCTCTGTTTCCCGTCAGCTGATCGATGACTGCCGCGGCAGGCTGACTGCGAACATTCAGAACATCGGCAGAAGCATCCCGTCTTCCTACTACAAAACCCGTTCGTACCTCGGTATCAATGCACTGGTGAATGCATCCCACGGCAACAAGAGCTTCAAATATGTCACCGGAAACCTGAGCCACGAAATCGATACCACGACCTACGACGGCAAGCCGCTGTTCTCCAAGTCCCACACCTACGGTGTCGGCTCTGACCGTGTGAAAAACGGCAAGGGTGACACGCAGTCCAATGCCTTCTATGTGAAGGCTACATCGTCCTCCGGCTCTCTCGTGACGGCAGGAAACATTCAGGAGTACCTGAACGCGATGGCAACAAAGCTGACGCTGATGAAAGACGAAAGCGGGCTTCCGATGGGCTATGTCGGTGACATCCTGCTTGTCCCGATGAATCGCATCAAGCTGGTGTCCGCGCTGAAGACCGCAGTCGGAACAGAAAGAGCGGCAGGAAGCAACAACAACGACATCAACCTCGTGTTCGGTCATTACACGATTGTTGCGAGCGAAAAGTGGATGTCCGACAAGGATGAGATCATCATGATCTCCAGTGATGCGAACCGGCTGCTTGGCGGCAACATGTTCCTTGACCGCAAGAAGCTGGACATCAAGTCGTGGGAGGACGACCACACCAGAAACCTCATCATGAACGGCTACGCCCGGTGGGGTATCGGTTTCAACACCTACAAGCACGCGGTTGCGCTGACCATCTACGGCTCGAACGATGTCGCAGATACCGACAACTGCGAAGAACTCACCTGACGGAGGAAACTATGACAATCGAAGGTCTTATTCGCTCCGTCAAAAGCCTCGCACATGAGGAAATCGATCAAGACCTCGATTCGGCGGCTGTGGTTGCATCGATCAATCGGGGAATCCGGATGCTTGATGACCTCCACAGCCGCACGGGAACTGTCATGCTGCACCGGTTTACGGTTGCGGCGGAAGTCCGACAACCCGTCAGCGCGGGGGCGCTTGATCTGGAAGTATTCGGCGCAACAGCACTGACGCTTTCGCACGACAATGCGGTTCTCGGATTCCGTTGGAGTGCGGACGGCGAAGAAAAGCAATTGGTTCGGAAGTTGGACGGAGATACCGTTCTTCTGCAAGACCTGCTCGGCACTGTTCCCGATTCTCTGCACATCACGGTAGAGGGCGGGATTGTTTGGCAACTTCTCGCCCTATCCTGCCCCGCCTACACAAGCGCGGATATGATCCCTCGGATTGTCCCGAACCGTTTTGTCTACAGCATCAAGGCGTATGCATCGGACTTCCTTTCCTTTGTGAATGCGCCTCCTGTCACGGCATACGGTTGCGATGTCCGCGGATATATATTTGAGGGAAGCGATCTGACAATTCCCGAAACGCAAAACGCGGATATTGTTGTGGAGTACCGCAAAACGCCGCGCGAGATTACCATCGAGAACTACGAGGATCAAGCCGACACGGTAGAATTGGATGTCGCAGAGGATGTTGTCATGCTTCTTCCGTATCTGGTCACGCACGATCTGTTCCTTGATGACAACCCGGATGTTGCGCTTCGCTCCTATAATTTGTGGGAAGTCGAGCGCGCGCGGTATATCACCGAGCGGTCGAACCGCAGAACGCTTTTCAGAAGAAATACCTATAAGGGGTGGTAAGCAATGGGTGCGAACGCACAGGTGAAAATGTCCTCGCGGACGCAATACAGCCGCTATCTCGGAGACTTTCGCGGGGTGGACTTCTCGTCCTCTCCCGCGATGGTTGCGCAGAATCGGTTCTCCTACCTGAAAAATATGTGGAAGGACTATGAATCCAAGCAGGGACAGGCGATTGAAACCATGCCGGGGTATCGCATCGTTTTGTCCGCTTTGGCGGGCAAAGGGAAAATTTACAGTATACATGAATATCGGGACTGTGTAATGGTGAAATGCGGGAAAGCGCTTTACTGTTGCAAGCTCGGTACAAACGGAATGACAATTGAGCCAAGCGGATCGCCTGTTGCGCGGAATCTGAATGACGGTCCTATAACAGGCTTCGTTTTCAACAATGATTTCTGGTTTCTGGATGGAAAAGATTACTGCCACTATACATATGGAAAAACATCTTTTGAATACGCAACCGGAATTGCTTATGTGCCAACCACTTACATCGATGGAGAGGAATATGAACAGCGCAATATTTTGACCAATCGATTTAAAGAAAAAGCGTTCGTTGGCGGACGCGCAATCGAAGATGGATCTGTAGCCATTGGTTCTGAAGGACTTACATATAAAATCAATGAACCTTCAAACGTTTCGTCGATTTCTATTACGGGATGCACGCAAAAGCATGAAACACTTTCCATTCCTGAAACGCTTAAAATTGATGACAAAGAGTATAGTGTAAGTAGCATAGAAGGTTTTTCCGGATATCCTTGCAAAACGCTTGTGATTCCAGAAGGTGTGGGAGTGGAGAGGAATGCATTTAGCGATTGCACCGCCTTAAAAACAGTTGTAATTCGTAAATCAGCCGCATCCAGTATTGGAGAAGGATTGTATAAATACGGAGTCTTTGAAAACTGTACAAACATAGAAGATATATATATCTATGGAACGAATTTAGGTCATATAGCTGGTGATAACAAAGATCATTGGACTGTATCCTTTGATGAAGGCTCTTTCCCTGATATTAATGCATATTCCCATCAACCGACAATCTACTTCAATTTATCTCTCGCAGATTTTATAAATATGCCAACCTACAATAATCTACCTGCGATTCTTATAGAGAACGAGGATGGAATTGAAGCCGCACCCAATTTTGTGGGGAATACGGTTTACTGTTCCGAAAGGGGAATTTACTATGACATAACGTTGTTTGAGCCTTGTAAGGACATTCCTGAAAAATTTGTAGGTATGGATACAGATGGTGCTGGTACAATTTTTGCAGCCGAAATTCTCTACAACAATCAGTTCTTGAAATCTCTTGGATGGAATTATAAGTTGTTAAAAGATGATGGCTATATTCAAAAAATTAGAGTGTTTCCCATGCAACCGATTTCCGCAGGAGATGAATTTTCTGTTACCGGAATCGGCGAATACACCAAATTATCAACATCAAAGCAAAATAACCCATCCATATATGACGCAAATGCAAGCTATGATTCGTCCACCGCTGACAGCGCCCTGAACGTCCTGCGGAAATGCACGGTCACGGCGATATTTGACGGCAGAATTTTCTTTACCGGAAATCCCGATCTGCCGAATACGGTGCTGTATTCCGCGCGTGATCTGACATCCGCAAACAATCCGGCATACATTGGGGTGTACAACTACTTCAATGACGGTGTCGGGGACAAGCACAATACGGCGATAATCTCCACGCCCTCCATGCTGATCATCTGCAAGGAGAACACCAAGCAGGACGGCTCTTGTTGGTATCACGTCGGGCAGGATACCGGATATGACCTCATCCCGCGCGTTTACCCTTCTACGCAGGGAGTTGCCGGAATCGGCTGCGTCGGCGCTGCAACCAACTTTTCGGACGATCCGGTTTTCCTCTCGACCGAAGGTTTGATGGCAATCGGTAAGCAGACCGTAAATCTGGAGCGCACGGTCGAGCATCGGAGCAGCAATGTTGATCTGAAGCTGAAGCGTTGCGATCTTTCTGCGGCACGGATGGCAGAATGGAAAGGATATCTCGTACTCCTTGTGGACGGTCAGATATTCCTTGCAGACAGCCGTCAGCTGTTTCAGCATGATACGGGCGTAACACAATACGAATGGTACTATGCGGACGATATCGGCATTTATGTCGGGCAGACGCAGATGGTGTCTACCACCACGGGGAGCATTCTGGCAACTGTGAATGGAGAATCCGTAGACCTCTCCGCCCCGGAATACGCAGACAGACTGACATGGAGTCAGAACGGTGGCGGTACAGGCACGGTTCGCATCAACCGCGACCGTGAAAGCGTTCGGTATGATAGCGCACAGCTGTTGGCATCCAACGCGGCGATCCTTTTGGATGGTACAGATACCGGATTGAAATTTCCGATCGTATCGACTGATGACGGCGCATATCTTGCGACATATGTGGATCAATATAGCGGCGGTTCGTTTTCCCCTGCTATCAGCCTGTGCGTACTCGGAGACCGTCTGCTACTCGGAACAGAACACGGGGAAATTCTTTGCATGAATACAGACCTACGGGGGAAAACCGTTTGGAGAGCCATCCGCCGCCCCGAAGGATTCACCGCCCCGGACGGAGACACAAGGGTCTATGCAGATCCATCAGAGGATATGATATGGACGGACAAGGAAGATGCACCGAGCGTAGAGACCGATTTTGGCACATACGCAGTTGTCACAACAGGAAATGTCTCTTATCTGGCAGAGGAAATCGAGGTCGAGCCGGACGAAATATGGCAGGGCTTCTACAGCCGTAACGGTCGGGAGATACCATCGGTATGCGAGACGCTTTGCGACCCGTCGGCATACCCGCAGATTGCCAAAAACACCGTGCGCAAGAGCATTGTGGTCAGATCGAAGTCTATGGGAATATCCGAATACCGCGTGTTCATTCGCTCCAACCGCGAGCAGGAATGGCGGGAGTGCCGCAGGACTTCCCGCACCGGAAACATGGTTGATCTGGAATTTGGGAACTTGTCCTATCTGACCAATGATATTGTGATAAGTGTTGTTCCGGATCGGCTGAAACGGTGGCAGTGGCAACAATTCCGATTCGAGAGTAGCGGCTATTGTAAGCCGTTCGGACTGCTCGATCTGTTTTACAGATACGAAAACGGAGGAAACATCAAGTGAGCAAGGAAATCAAAAAAATCACGGCAGATGAGGTCTATCCCGTGTCCATGAGACGGCTCGGGGATCGTCCGAACAGTTCGTCTGCACAGGGGCGCGGAGGAATGTCCTCGGCGGAACTGAAAGGCTTCATGGATAAATACCCCGAGTTGGTCAAGGAACGGCTGAATGAATTGATCGACATGTGCAATGCAGATTCCAAGGACGGAATTGCAAAAGCAATCAAAACGCCGGTTATCGATCCCGAAACGGGAAATGAATTTTCTCTGTATGATTGGTTTGCGTATGCAAAAATTTATCTGAAAGGAGATAAGGGTGATACCGGCGTTGGAATTCAGTCCATAGAAAAAAGAACCGGAGTTGTCGACTTTGATGACATTATGAACGGAATCGATGCAGATCACTACAGGATCACGCTTACCAACGGAGAGATTTTCGATTTCAAAATCAAAAACGGCAAAAAGGGCGATAAAGGAGATAAGGGCGATAAAGGCGATAAAGGAGACCCATTTAAAATCTACAAGACATACGATTCCGTCGATTTGATGAATGCAGATGCAACCAATGTTCCGGATGGCAAAATGGTTCTCATATCATCTGATGTCAGTGATGAGGATAATGCAAAGCTTTATGTGAAAAGCAATGATGGATTTTCCTTTATTACCGATCTTTCCGGTGCGCAAGGGATTAAAGGCGAAAAAGGAGACAAGGGTGATAAAGGAGACAGCATTGAACAAATCATTCGTGAAGCCAGCAACACAGCACAGTCTGTCAGTTACGATTCCACATCCGGAGCGACAATTGAGTATACATACAAAACAGTTATTTACAAAGACAGCACTACAGGAGAAACAAAATCAAAGGTTTTTTCTGCTAAATTAAGTTTGCCTATTCTTCCCGGAAAATATGTATCAATGGACGCTAATGCTGACAATGATGCTCTTGAAGTAAAGGTTGATGACACAGCACTGGCATTGGACTACATCAAACTTGATAAAACAAAAACATCGGCAATTCCACAAAACAACTCCGGTGTATTAAGCTGGCTTCCATCATCAATAAGTCCAACGGCATATTCTTTAGTTCAACGAGATGTTAATGGAAACGGTAGGTTCGCCAAACTATACGTTAACCGAATTGCTACCACTGCTAATGAATATGATGTTCCAACGCAAGCAATTACTTATGGCGGATATTCTGATGGGTTTACAGTTGAGAAAACCTCTACTGATACAGGAACGCTAACAGCAGGAGTTCTTGATGCCATTAAAGCTTACCCTAACGCAGGACTAAAATACGATAACCAAAGCTACATTCGTATGGACCCGACCAATGCTCCCGACGGTACACTGAACTTTATCCACCTTGACTCTATCCAAAACGGAAACGGCGGCTACAAAGCAACAGGAAAGTGTTTCAGCGTCACAGTTAGCACCAGAGCTTGGCAAGTAGTTGATCTCGACTTTGGTGGCAGCACTCGCACAACCCACAACCTGACGCTGACGAATAGTGCAACAGACACAACCATTTACTTCTCATTAACCAACAATAGACCTGAGACTTACGAAGGCGCTCCAGCAGGTTTGTGGTCAGCATTGGAAAACAGTCCGATTGCTTGTACGGTTAGTAACGCTGGAACATATTCGGCAGGAATGATTACCGTTGATGGAGATAACTTCAAGGTAATGTACGGCAACAGCGAAGAAGTGATGATGACTCAAACACAAGTAGGAATTGTTGACAGCTTGGTATAACAATTATCATTGATTGCTCATGAACAAAAGTAATCTAACTCGCAAGAGTTAAAATAAAAATTTATGGAGGAATTTATCATGGGACTTAAGAAAACGAATTATGAGGTAAAAGACTACGGAGTAACGCTTCCTGAAGCGTATGCTGTTATCACCAAGCTCGAAATTGAGGGTGAGAATGGGCGTGCTGAATTTTCGGTTCAGGCTTCTCCGAGAGCGAACTGTTTCAGTCTGCAGTCTTACGAAAGACATTTTGTTGATTTCAAATTCACAGACAGAACGAAAAATCCGTTCGAAGCCGCGTATCTTGCGGCAAAAGAAACAAGGAAAGGCGAACAGTTTGGTCGCAAGATTGAATATAAGATGCCTTTCTGGGATTGGGAAGACGATATCGTAACTACCGAGTAATTTTATAAAACCTTTCGGTGTATAGGTAAACCGGATCTTACACCGAGAAGAAGCGATTTTTAATTCTTCGCAAACGACATTACAACTTTACGAGTCACAGGAATTCAAAAAGGAGAAAAGCAATGAAAAGAGCGATTGTTTTGTTTATCATGTTTATGGTATTTGCCTTTGGCATTTTCACTCCCGCATATGCCGAAGAATCGACACCAAATACTTCCGAAGAATCCTCCTTGGAGGAAAACAAATCGGAAGAGAAAAATCCTTCCGAAACGGATACCGGAGGTGAACCGGAGTCGAATGTCCCGTCCGATACGGATGGTATGCAGGGAGATTTGAAAAACGAGATTCAGGGAATGCTCGACGATTTCAAGGCTGATCTGGATGAGAAGTATTCCGACAAGCCTTGGTATGAGCGGGCAAGCAGCTTTTGGGATCAATACATCGGATACCTCGTTTCCGGAATCGTCCTGTTGGTTAATATTGGCGCTGTTCTGTTCGGTATGAAGTACGGGAAGAAGAATATTTATAAATACTATGCATGGTGCAAGGATTCCTTCATTCCGTGGATGTCGGATGCGTTGGAGAGTTCCAAGCAATACGCCGAAAACGCCGACAAGCAGTACACCGAGATACTGGAAAAGTATAAAGCGTTGGAAAGTATGGTTGAGGGGCAGGACAAGCTGAAGGCCGAGACGCAGTTGGCGATTGTCGAGATGAACGAGGCACAAAAAACTGACAGAAATCGGATGTTGAAGCAGACGCAGGCACTCCGGAGGATTCTGTCGGTTGTAGCAAGTCAAATGGCATACCTCTCGCAGTCCACCGGATTGAACAACGAAACCGCAGAACAGATCCGCACAAAGTACGACGCACTTCTGGCAACACTGGAAAGTGAAAGCGAGGATGCAGAGCATGAGTAACAAGGCAAAGTCGGTGTTTTTCAAACTGCTTTCCTTTGCCTGTTGCGTTGTCCCCCCTGTGATCGTGATGATACAAAACGGATGTTTCGAGCCAAAAAACGCAAATGCTTTTCAGAGGCTCGGCATCATCGGCGTGGCGCTTGCGATCGTTGTGACCATAAGCGGAAGCCGATATCTGCGGGAATTTATCAAGCCGATTGTTACCGCCCCCGTGATGGTATTTTTAGTCCTGTGGATTCTGTGCGGTGCGCTGTCCGGTGTCATTGCACAGTTTGCACAGGCAATGAAAATCGGGTGTATCAGTTCGGCGGTTGCTGTCGGATTCGATATAGCATCGTTTGTTTTTAAGAAGCGCGGAGAGGCAGAGGAGAAGGAGCAGAAGTGATGGAAATGAAATTTCCGGATGCGGCAGAGGAAAGCCGTAAAAAGGTCGGCGCAAAGCTGTTGCAGGCAAAAAGCAATAAAACGCTGTGGGCAAATTTCAGTATTCTTCTAATGGTTCTGATTACTGCCGCCGTGCAGTTCTTAGTCCCGACAGAGGAAACGCCGCATCTGAAGGAATTCGTGCTGGCTTCCGTATTCGTATATCTGACCAGCACATTGACCTATACGATTCGGTATCAGGTTGGGATCGACCGGGGCAAGCGGGATGAGGAGTACATCAAATCCGTTGCGGCATTTGAAAAGGTTCGGGAAGAAGTGCAGGAAATCAGCAACATGGAGGCGTTGCAGGAATTCTGCATTCAGCTTCAAAAGGAATCTCTTGATGTTTGTCGCAGAGAAATGCTATTGCCAAGCAACATCCCGCTTTCGGTGTTTATGGAAAACTACATGAACATGAAAACATCGGATATTATGAAGCTGAAGATCTCCTTGCGAACGCGTATCATGCTGATTCGTTGCGCGCATGTACGGGTGGAGCAAATCAGCGCGGTTGATGTCCTTTCAAGCCACGGCGCTTTACAATCCGCCCATATGCGGTTACTGGGAATCAGCGGCGCGAAAAAGGAAAAGCGCGACGCAGCCATGCGTTCGGCAAAAGCGTTGCTTCTGACTTTGTTCACCGGTTATTTCGGATTTCGGCTCGTTGACGGATTTTCCGTATTGTTGCTTCTGCAATGGACTGTCCAGATGGTTCCAGTCCTGAAAGCATTTTTGGACGGATACCGTCAGGGGTACGCCAATATCACAGTAACAGAGACTTGCTACAAACAGAATCAGACAGAGATTCTGCGGATGTTCATCCGGCATAAAAAGGAGGAACATCATGATCGGACACAGGATCAATCGGATCGAACTGGAGGATTTTACGGAGAACGCGGGTCTGACGGAGACACAAATCCAAATCCTGCGAATGAAGTACTTTGACAGTGCGGAGCGGTCGGTTGTATCTATCTGTGATGAACTGAAAATCAGCGTTACCAAGTACAGCAAGGAGAACCGAAGCCTATGGGACTCCATAGATCGGTATCTTGCCCAAAAAGAAACACAAAACGCGTAAAAACATAATATATACCAAGCAAAAAGAGGGTGAGTTTTTCACCCTCTTTTCTGTTATGATGATAGCAGAAAGGAGTGATGGAAAATGTACGGAACTTATCCGGGCTATCAAATGCCGCAGATGCCTCAACGGCATGAAATCATCAAGGTCAACGGGGAGAGCGGGGTGAACGCCTTTCAGATGCTGCCGAACAGCGAGGTGCTTCTGTTGGATACCACAGCGCCGCTTGTTTGGTATGTACAGACGGACGGAAACGGCTACAGAACCGCAACGCCCTACACCATCACGGAATATGTCAAAGAACCGCCCGTGGATATGGGCTACATCACAAAGGTACTCGGAGACATCAACGAGCGCCTGAAGAAGCTGGAAGGAGGAAACCATGCAGAATCCGATTCTTAAGCGGATGAATCACGGAATGGGGGCACGGACAGTCAATCCGATCCTGTCCGGTCTGGCACAACTGAAAAGTATGGCACGCGGGAATCCAGAGGCATTCGCACGGATGTTGGCGCAGAGAAACCCGCAGTTTGCACAGTTCATGCGGGAAAATCAGGGTAAGACCCCCGAGCAGATTGCGGATGCCTACGGAATCGACCGGGCTGTCCTGCGGGACGCGCTGAAATGACTTCGGATGGACAAGTGAACCACAAAGCAACAAAACGCCGCAGAGAGCGTTTTTGAGCCATCTGCGGCGATGCAATGAAAATCAAAGGTGCGCACCTTGATTGATATAAAAAATAAAACAGGAGGAAGAAACAATGGAAAACGGGTATAACCTTTCGGACATTGCCGCCGTATCGGGCGGCATGGGCGGTCTCGGAGCAGGTGGAGGCGGAGCATGGGTGCTGATCATCCTCTTCGCAATGATCTTCGGCAACGGCGGCTTCGGCGGTTGGGGCAACGGTGCGGCTGCACTGACGCAGGGGGATCTCCAACGCGCGATCGACCTGAACAGCGTTCAGGAAGGACAGCGGGATATTGAAGCCCGCGTGCAGGAAGTCGGAGCGGAGAGCGTTTCCGCAATCAAAGACGCGGCATACAACAACCTTTCGGAGATTCGCGACATCGGCGCGACCGTGAACGCAGGCTTTGCCGCACAGCAGAAATGCTGCTGCGAAACCCTGCGTGCCATCGACAGCGTGAACTACAACGGCGCAATCAACACCGCGTCTGTCAATGCAAATACCACCGCGCAGACCCAGAAAATTCTCGATGCGCTTGCACAGAACAAGATCGAGTCGCTTCAGGGCAGAATCAATCAGCTTGAAATGCAGAATGCGCTCGGCAATGTTGTCCGCTATCCCACTATGATGGCGTACAATGCCGGCGTTTCCCCGTTCTGCGGTGGCTACACGCCCTGCGGAGGGAATGCGAACTACTGACAGCTGAAAGGAGGAAGCTGAGATGGCAAGACCGTATATTAAGACCGTGACCGGAACTGTTTCCGTTCTCGCGGACGGAGCAGTGCCGCTTGGTCAGAACCTTGTGACCGGGTATTGCAGACAGAGCCTGTATATGCTTGGAAACGGGGTCAACATTTCCGACCGCTGTATCAACGGATACAAGATCAGCGTTCACGCGACATTTACAGCTCCTGCCGCCGGTGTTGTCACGCTTGCGGTACAGCAGAACGGGACAACCATCCCCGGTGCAACCGCGTCGGAGACGGTTACCACTGCCGCAACGGAAACGCGGACGATCTCGTTCTCTACCATCGTCAAGTCGGTCTGCGGAAACGCGTCCGATCTGATCTCCCTTGTGAACACCGGCGTTGCGGCTGATTTCACAAATGTGGAATTGGACATTGAGCGCATTTGAGGAGGTGTTCTGAATGCATAAGAAGAACATCGAAAGCATCATCCGTTCCGGGAGCGGAGAGCAGATGGAAGCCCTGCGGGATCTTTTCATCCGGACTATCGACGAGATGGACGAGGAAAAGAAAGCGGAACTGGAGTATTGCATCCACAAGATCGCAAACGGCGGGAAACTCGGTGAAGCTGTTGCAAGACACTGGGTGTCCGAAATGAAGAACAAGGACGGCACATCCGGAGAACATTGGACGAAAGAGCAGACGGACGGTCTGCATCGTCAGGTCGCACCCTCGACAGATGCGTGGGACTTTTACGCGGCAATGAACATGATGTACAGCGACTACTGCAGACCGGAATTCAGTTCCAGTGACTACGCCATGATGGCGAAAGACTGGCTGTGTGACGAGGATGTCGGAAGCTGTAAAACCGTCCGGTACTACTACTTTGTAGTCCGGTAACAGAAAAGGTCGGTTGCTCCAAACGGGGCAACCGACTGATTTTATTTTACGCTTTGCTTGACGATTCCAACCGTTCCGTCAATCTCGATTCCGTCAACGTGTGCGGAGCATTCGGGGCAAAGGTCGAGCGTTACCGCCCTCCGCCCGTTTCGGCAGACCGTGATAGAGCCGAATTCAGCCTCCCTGATGAGCGTTCCGCAAATGGCACAATGCCGTTCCCCCACTGCGGCGGACGGATCGATGTACCCAAGGGCTTCCGCGATGCGAAGCGTGATTTCCAGCTTCCATCGGCGATATCCAGACCGCGAAGTCAATGTTTTGCACTTCGCTTCAGGGTAACTTTTTTCGTTTATCAGATCGGACAGCATCCGGTCTGACCATCTTTCCGTTACAACGCTTGTCACCGCATCGTCAATGACTCTGTTCGTGTTGCGGTAGGTATCCCGCACAAACGGAGTCAGGTTTCCGGAGTGCATTTCTGCTTCCCGCCGCTCATAGTCCGCGCAGATCGCCGAAACCATCCGGTAAACGCTTTCCGGTATTTTGAACATCTTACACCTCCCGAATTTTGATTCCGTGCCGCCACAGCATAAGTTTTCGCTTGATGATGTATTCCCTGGTACGCTTTCCCTTTGCATCCTCTACAATCAGATCACCGTTTTCGTTGTAGACGAAATCCGCTATGTATACAACCTTTCGCTCTGTGATTTTTCCGTTCTCTACATGGTTTGGAATCAGTTCAAACGGCATTTGCCGCTTCAGGTCGCTGATCTTCCCGGCGCGCAGGAGCAGCTTCAGCTCCTGCCACCGGGTTGCTTCACGGATGGAGTCAAAACGGATGCCGTCAACGGTTACCGGCTGGTTGCCGTATTTCCGATATGTTTTGTACATGGTTTTTTGAACACCCCCTCATAAATCCGTCTGCCGTGCCGTGTGGCGATGTAGAGGTCATGGAATACATATCCTTTGCCAATCAGACCTTCGCAGTAGCGTGCAAATTGTGATAGGTTCGCAGAGCGGTATTTCATGCTTTTGTCTCCCTGTTCCGCATGGGCTTTCCGCAGTGCGGGCAGAATTCCAATCCGCACGAACCGCGCGAGTGCTTCCCCAAGCGGGATGCCGGCATATCGTAGGCGATTCTTTTGCAGATGGAGCACACCCACATAAAGGATGCCGGTCTGTCGTTTTCGGGAAGCCATACGCCGGTCTGATCCGGAATCACCCGCAGGGACAGGATGTCATCGGTGTTGTAGGATTTTGTGTGCAACCGCATGGAAGTCGGATTGTCCTGCGCGTTCTCTGAAACTGTCACCACGGTCATTGCCGCAGTTGTGTTCGGGATTTCAAGTTCAATTTTCATTTTTTCCTCCAGTGTAACCACCAATGAATTTCGTTTATTACGAACAGGACAAGGCATCCAACCGCCGCTGCGGTCATGAATGCGATGAACCCGCCGATAAGGTACTGTATTTCGTATGGCATTATGTCTCACTCCGATCCAGTGCTTGTCCGCAATACGGGCAAAAGATGTATTCCCTCAGACAGATATGGTTTTCGCAAACAGGGCATAGGTCGAACTCCCATTCGAATATTTTCCCAGTTTCTTCATCATCGTCATTATAGTACCGCTTTTTGCACTTCATTGGAATCTGCTTTTGCATCCATTTGTCAGCGCATCTGTTCATGACCACCACCTCTTTGGATTGTAAACGACGATCATTGAAGGAAACGGTGCCGGTTGCGCCCTTCCGCAGCTGTCCTTTTTCGAATTTCCGTCCTCGTCCGTAAAAGTCAACCGTCCACGCACAAAGCGAATTTCCGCTTTTCCGTATATGTAGTCGTGGAAAGCGGAGGTGTCAGTCCTTGCCGGAATCAGCAAAACGATCGTCTCTCCGCTCTGCGATTCGGTGTAAGGCTTCCGAATCCATTTCTTCAACTCTCGCCCATACGGAGGATTGCAGAATACCGCACCACCGCAATTCCAAGATTGATTCAGTCCGTCTGTTTCAGGTGTGAAAAAATTGGCGCACTTTGCGGAATGCTCCGTTGCTGCCGCATCGAGAACAAAATGGAATTCTGCATTCAGCTTGTCAAAAAAATCCTGCGGCGTACACCAGTTCATGTTTTTACTGCTTAAAAGCACTTCATTCATCGTCCTTCTCCTTTACAATCAAAAGCCCTTTGCAGAGTTCGAGCAATTCGGCATCATCGCGCTTTACAGCGAGTGCCGCAATATCTTGAATATAAGCGGTCAAAATTCCAAGACCGATTTTGATATACTCTGCACCTTCTGTCTCCTGAACGGTTTCCATTATAAGCTGTGTGAAATTGTTATAGTCAATTTTCATTCTTTCGTTTTTCATTTTTGCTTCACCTCCTGATTGATACAAGCGCTACACAAGCACCCGCCGTAGCTACTGGCGTATACGCAGAGAATGCCTTTGGCGTAACAGCAATATGGTTTCATTTGTCATCCTCCAAGTCGATCTTCGCACCACAATTTGGACAGAATTTGAACTCGCTTGAATCGCAGCAATACGTATCGTCATCACACCAATGGCAATGTGAGCATTCAAATGTCCACTTGAAGCGGCTTTGTAAGTTTTTCGCGTATTTTACTTCCCGCACATCGGCGGTCGGTGCATTATCCAACATTTGCATGATTTTATAAATTTTCATGCTTTCGTCGGAAATCATTCCGTAATATTCGTCCATCAATTTGGCATTAAGTTTATCCGCGTCAATGTACCTCGGCATCATTTGTCCTCCTGTTCCATGCTTCGATTGCGTTTACATATCTTCCTTTGTGAATCGCGTGAATTTCTGCTCCGCAAGTTTGACACTGAACATAGTCGAACCCTCTCATAGTGCCTGTCATGATTCCATAGTCAATATCCTGTTTTTCCCCGCAGAACGGGCATGGCTTCAATTCATCCATTGTTATCCTTCTCCTTTATCTGTTCTTCCAACATTTCAATCTTGTGTTCCAAATTTTCGATGTGGTCATCGTTAATCCATATAAATATTTCTCCGACAATTACTCCAACCGCCATCAAAATTTCGGAAACTGTACCTGATGTAAATGTTGCCGCAATTAACGCAATCAGTGAGATACATAATAGCCACCGATACATTCCATTACTCCTTTCACCACACAAAGTCTGGGTGTTCTTTCATGAAAGGTCTAATGACCTCGGTGATTGCTCTACTCGCACCTTCTTCAGTAGAGAAAAACACACTCAACTCTTTAGACGCTTCCATATTCATGATAGTAAAATCATCGTCCAACTTGTGGTAAATTATGAGCCAGTGCTCATTCGCACCGTTCCACTCTGCAGTATCCTCACACCCGTTGTCATACGAGAACTTCAACAGCTTACGATACAGTAACTGATGAAGTGCGATTTGTTTCGCAAAATCTTTATCGTTGAAATAACTACAATTACGATGCATGAGGATAGCTGTCATACTGTTATCCTCTGTAAAAGTCCTTGCAGTTCCATCAAAATGCGGGGCATAATAGTACGATCCTAATCCCATACGATTGAAGGGATTTATTTTCGTCTCAACGCTCTCAACACCAAGAGCTTTCACTTGTTCATCCGTCAGTTCAACACGCTTGCCATTGATTACGGCATAATTATCGCTCATTGCTCCTGCTCCTCCCCATAAAAGCTGTACTCGACCCACAGTTTCCCCGTTTTGTCATTCTTCGCACAGCCGGTGATCCTGCAATCGCCGTCAATCAGCTTTCTCAAAATAGCGGCAACAAGCACCTTTCCGAACGGCTGATTCTTTTCGGATTCCCGTTTCTTGATAAAATCGATCAGGTCTTTTTGCAGTGTAGCATCAATCTCTGTCAGCATTGTTATACCTCCTCCACATAACACCAAGAATAAAACTTTGTATAAGATTGGCGACCTTAGCGATTTGATGTCGGGCGTTTGCAGTATTGACTTTGTTTGTTGTAAACCTCACCATTATTTCCGATAAGGTAATTGCTGAAACCTTTGATAGTTTTATATTCCTATATTCCAACATTTTCACTCCTCTTCTACAAACATATACGACTGCGGCGGACGGGTTACTTTATTTTCGCAACGCACATCGCCAACGTCGTTCTGGTTGACAACTCTATGTTTGCAATGATTACAATTCCCGTTACATGCCCGAAACTCGCTCAACTCCCGCGGCTTGTCGTAGATTTTGAGGTCGGAGATGTGCCAACCGTAGAGCGGTTTACCATTTGCGTATTTCTTGAGTTCTGATACAGAAACGCAAGATGCTTCACAATCGTAAGACATATTTTCGTACACGTAATCGCACACAAACTCGCCGATGACCTGCCCGCGCCCCGTGTAAAGCACATGACCGTCCTCGTCGACGAATGTCGGCATATCCGACCGTGCTTTTGTCTCGTATATGTAGCACCTGAACGGTGTCTCGATCTTCGGTCGCGTCTTGCACACCTCTATCGTCTTCTCTCCGCTCGCTATGAGGTCACACCATTTCGGATGGATGCTTATCAATACGCTTTTCATTGTTTTTGCTCCCTTCATGCCTTTCTTGCAATATTTCTCTTGCCCGCTCTGCACCGTATATTATGCAGAGGGCAATATATTCGTTGACGTAACGGGCAAGAACCTTGTCCTTTTTCTTGCCCGTATTTCTTCGCGGATAGTTGGCTTTCATTGCCTATCTCTTTCGGCAAGCGCCTTTTTGGCGGATTCTCTCGTGAAAAACACAGTCTTTCCGATGCTTTGGCAGGATGTTTCATACATCGCGTTGCATTTCAGCTTGATGTAACATCCCTTGCCCTTAAAGATGATCTTTTCGACACTTGTCTCGATGATGTTTTTATCCCGTAAGAAGAATACCTGTGTGCCAACTTTGCACGGCAGATGAAACCATTCGGTTTCGTCTTTGAATCTCATGCAACGAACGGATTCTCCGAAACTTGCCTCACTGCAACCGTATTTGTTCAAACAACTATCACACGTCATTTTTATCACCCCTCCTGCGCTTTTTCAGATGTATTTTCCGCTTGATGCTTCGTGCGATAGCCCACAGGCAGATTGATACGAATCCGACCGCGAGCACCGCCATTCCGACGATGAATCCGATGATTTCAATTCCGTCCCATATAACGATGTGCTCCATTTTTTTATACCTCGGCTTTCTTGTTGAAATCTGCGTAGATGCAGTCATCATTTCCCCGCTTCGGCATCTCTTGGATGTCGTAGATGTTTCCGACAACTTGACAATCAATTTTGGATTTAAGAAGGGATATTCCACTTCCGTCAGTGAATGCTTCGCAAACTCCATATAAGCCAGAGAAATCTTCTTCGCAAATCTTTACTACACCGATTATTGGCTTGCAGATACCATAATATTTTACGATATCCCCTTCGAAAATCTTTGCGCCATTCTTGTCCTTCAATCCCGTGTACTGTCCGACTGTTTCGGGGATAACATCAATTCCATACAGGGCGCTCGCATAGCTCGGAATTATTACATCCTTTTCCATCCCAGTCCATCCGCATCTGCAATAATAACCATACACCCACTTGTCATTATCTTTGCGTTTTCCGCGATACAGAATCTCTCTCATATTTTCTCACTTTCCCGTGCTTCCGAATCCACCGTTCCCGCGCTCGGTATCTTCCAGACTGTCGACCAACTTCGGAACAGGGGAAAGAATCGGAAGAATCACAAGCTGGCTGATTTTGTCCCCGGCATTGACCACATAGTCCGTTTCGCTGTGGTTATACAGCTTCACAACAATGCTCCCCGTGTACCCTGCATCAATGACCCCTTCGGAGGTCAAACCGTGTCTACAGTTTAGCCCGCTTTTGCTTTTGAGCATCCCGACATATCCCACGGGAATCTCTACGTGAACCCCTGTGTCAAAGGCAAGGCTTCCGCCTCTGCGAACATATCCGTTTGTGGAAGCGTAAAGATCCAATCCGGCATCAGCATCGTGTGCGCGGGTCGGCATATATGCGCCACTGTCCAGTACCACCTTCATCTGCGGGGAAAGATTTCTTCGCCGCTCGACCTCACTTTCCATCGGAAGCAACGGGCAAAGAGCCTTTTGCTCGTCATAGCTGTCAATGCTTTCGTTTACATCCTTTGGAAGTAAAATGCAGTAATCGTTTTCCACGACGAACGGACAATCCCAACACCTTTTTGGGATGTCCTTTGAATTAAGATATACATCCATCTGCTTATTCTCCTTTTCTCTTTTCAGGGTAGTTTTCCGGCGCTTCTCCACGCTTCTTTGTGGTCAGCACCCATCCATCCGTTTCGGGGTGTGTGCAAAGCATCTTTCCCCAATGTTGGCAACGCGTTCCACTCGGACTGATGCAACAATTTTTCAAACCCGCACCATCCGCACAGATGCCGCAAGAACGCTCTGTGTTGCGTTTCTCGGTATCGGAGTGTACTTGAACGCCTTTCTCTTCCAAATTGCGTTCCTGCCTCGTTCCTGTGGCGCTCTTTGCAATTTGGTTGTGTTTCAAGCCCTCACTTTCACAAATTGGGCAAACTTGCCGTCCTTCCGGTATTTCCGATCCGCATACGATACACCGGTCAGTCATGTGTAATATCCTCCACCACTTCGTCAATTTTCTTTTCGTAGTCCAGCCCATCAAACATCTTTCCGAAAATCGCCATCAGACAGGTTGTTTCGATGCTGTCTCCTGCCATGTGGTAAAGGGAGGACGATGATTGCCTGACTTTCAGACGCTCAAAATCTTCGCGCTTGACCCCCTGCAACCGGAAGCATTCCAATTCTGTCAATTTGCGAAACTGTTTCGGCGTTTCCACAATGAGGTCTTGATGCTTTGGAATAGCCCTTGTCTGCACAGTTCCAATGATTCCTTGGGGTCGCACATTGCGGTTGTATGCATCATAGGCAACAGGAAATTCCGAAATAAAATCGCCGGTCCAGTTGTTTCCCGCATCTGCCGTCCTTGTCATCGCGATGCAATCGCCGTCCGTGATTCTTGTGTGCTTTCCGAAACGCTTGGGTGATTTCACATATCGGATCTGCTTGTCCGTAAGATAGTAGCTTTCCGGAACATCCTTCTCCAAGAGATCCTTCAACCGGTATTCGAGCGGCATCGGGTCGTGGAAATCGTAATAATCGTCCGACCGCCAAGAAACCATGAAGCATCTGCGGCGGTTTTGTGGGACTTTGTAGTCCTTGGCGTTCAGAATCTGCCATTTGCTCCGGTAGCCAAGGCTATGAAGCAGTTCGAGCCATTTTCGGAATACGCCGATATTCCGCTCGCCGATCACCTCAGGAACATTTTCCATCAGCAGGATATCTGGCAGAACATCATGTTCCTTCGCGTTTTGCAGAAGCCGTCCGACCTCCCACAGCAAACTGCTTTGTGTTCCAGAGCCTTCCTCCATGCCGTCCATCTTTCCTGCGAGCGAAAGGCTTTGACAAGGGAAAGAATAGGTCATAACATAAGTGCGCTCATGCAATTTGCCAAATACATTCAGGGAAACCATATCGCAGATGGAAAGTGAATTTCTCGTTGCATATGCGGCATTGGCAACATCCAATATTTTTTTCTTCGGCATCCTCCGGAGTTGTTCTTCGTTCAGTGGAGTCTTATAATCCCGAGAGATTCCTCCCGCCAAAACACGCACAACATCGTCATATCTGGATTCACTCGCCAAGACGGTGTTATCATCCGGACAGTGCAAATCCTTATAGGCGAGGATGGAAGGGATTGCCCATTCGGAAATCATAAGCCGCTGGAACGGAACACCGAGATATTTCAGCGCAAGCGCCTGTGAACCGTATCCCGCGAACAGTTCCACCAACATGATCGGCTTTCGTATCCGAAGCGGTTCTGCTCCGTCAAATATGCTGATTTGCGACATCTTCGTCCTCACATTCCAGCCGGAACAAATCCTCGACCGAGAGTTGGGTCAGCTTGCTCATCTTCCATGCCATCATGTTTGCTTTGACCGACAGGCTTGTTGCGGCATGGCTTGTCTGCAAAATGTGCTTCGCGTAATCTGCCGGATCGTCCACAAGGTACATCTTACCGGAGGTTGAAACGATGTAGGGGTAGTCGAACGATGTATTGATTTCATGGGTGATCTGGCGGAACTTCCGCGCATTGATTCCGAGAACGGCTCTGATGGCATCCCGCGTTCCCGCATTGGCTCTGCCTCTGTGATGATTCAGCAGATAGTTGTATGTTCGTGTAATTTCCGCTTTTGTCGGTCGGTTCATACTCCGATCTCCTTTCTGCGCTTGAATCGGTTGATCCGGTAACTGCGCATAACGGACGGATATTCTTCTAACTGCCGCCGCTTGTTCTGCGCGTCCCGTGCCTTGCTGTTTTCCTCTGCCCATTGCCGATAGTCATTGCACTCGCAATGGCATCCGGGGTGACGGTCAGGGCATGGATTTCGCATCCAACATGGGCTGTTGCTCATTTTTATCGCCTTCCCAATCATAAAATTTTCTGTTCAATGCTGCCTGAAAGAAATCGTCTGTGTCGAAGCTGCCTTTGTGTTGGGAAGAACTCGGCGAAGCGTGTTCCCGGTTGCGCTCCCATGTGCGTATGGAGGCTTTCCAGTCCTTCATGCGATTCTGACCGACCATCCATCCTTTGCTCTCGTAAAAGCTGCAGAACTGCTCCGGATCAACATTGTTATTCCGACTCCGGCAATACTCCCGCACTTCTTCAACTGTTGGTGGTGTAAAAAACTTCCGCTTCGGCTCTTCACACGCGTGCGCGCCACCGTGCGCGCTTGTTTTTTCATTATCCTGACCTATACTAACCTTACCTAACCTATCCTGTGGTTCCACTTCGGTTCCACTTCGGTTCCACTTTGGTTCCACTTTGATTCCGATGGTGGAACCACTATGGATACAACTGGGTTCCGATACCGGAACAGGGCTTGCGCTTTTTGCCGAATTGTCCGACCCACAGGTCGATTCCACATAGAAGCCGGAATTCGTAGCATTCAGCATTCTCTTCTCTTTCGTGCAAGCAGTAGGGACATAACGGTCATTTTTTATCAGGTTGTTCACCCTCCATGCCGTGATAGCAATTACACCGCTGTCAAATTTGATAATATAACCGCCATCGACCAATTGTCGGATGTCTTCAGCGGTTGATCCGCATTGTCGCATAACGGATTTGGGGTTGTTGACGAATCCGTCATCGTCCGCAAGCATACCATATGTGAAATAAAGGCATCTTGCAGACGGCGGCATATCAAGAAACGCATCGGAGAGAACAATGGTCTTTGCAAACATTCTTCGTTCTGCCATTGAACACTCCTTCAGAACGGTAAATCCTCATCGATTTTGAGTTCTTCAAATCGTGCGGTGTCATTGCTGTAGGACGGAGGCACTACGGGCTGTCCCTGCGGCATTTGCATCTGCTGTTGGATATTTGCTCCGCTATATGTTCCCGTGCCTTCCTGCGGCGTTTTTGACCCCGCAAACAGGATGTCCTCGGCAACCACCTCGGTGGCGTAACGGTTTGTGCCGTCATTGGCTTTCCATTGCCGCTTTCGGATAGAACCGACAACACAGACCGGATCGCCCTTGCGGAAATTCCTGTTGAGGAATTCCGCTTTTTTGTCCCATGCCTGGCAGTCGATGAAATCCGTCTCTTGGATGTAATTCCCGTCCTCGCCTTTTTTACTCCGATTGACGGCAACCGAGAAGGATGCAACAGAGATGCCGGACGGTGTTTGCCGCAACTCGATGTCGCGTGTGATATTTCCGGCGATAATCGCCTTATTCAGATTCAAGCCCATTTTGATGCCCTTTCCGCACTCTCCCAGAGTGACTTCATGTTTTCGATTTCATCCGGCGTTGCTGTCGGAATGTTCTGGAGCTTGCATTCCTCTACGATGCGGTCAATCAGTGCCGACATCTGCGCGGAATCGTAGGTAGAAGAACCATAATAGAGAATTACATTCACGCACCCCGGCAGTTTGCTCGGAAAGCGTTCCGTCTGCCAACCGATGCCGTTGCGCATCCACCCCTCGCACAGCTTGTCCGCAGCGGATTCCATGACACAGATGACCTCGGAGTTCCCGCCGATATCCCGAATCAGAATCCTGTAAATTTCGGTTTTCGGTATTTTCAGTGTTGCGGACAGCTTGTCCAAAAGTACCCAACAATAGGCGTTGGCATCAAGGCTTCGCTTTGCGCGGTATGGCTTGATTTCGATGCTGATATCGCCTTTTGCAATCTCATCAAGGATGTCCCCATTGATGGTTTCATCTGTTTCCAGTGTGATCTGCGGTTTTCCGCTCTGAATCCCCACAGACGCATTCACGAGCCGCCCCTTGAACCGCGCGGTCATTTCTGTTCCTCCGGTTTCTTCTGCATCCAAACGAAACAGCGGCGGTCGCTCTGCTTGTCCGATTTGATGCTTTCGTTAATGATTGAGATGGCCGTGATGGTCTTTTTCTCCGTAACAATTTTTTCGACCGCGAATCGGTCAAAGCATTTCCCGTTTTGGATGTTGCATTTGGTTGACGGAATCCAGATGAACGGAGCGGTGTAAAGTTCCCGACCGATTCCGATGTTGAAACAAGCCCGCTTGAAGCTGTCGGACGCTTCACCTTTTTGCGCTTCTGCATTGCTCTCAACGCCGCAATCGGATTTCCATACCCAGTCTCCGTCCTTCGTGCGGATGCCAACCTTGCAGAACAGGTTGCCTTTGCACTCGTAATGCTCCCTCTGCCAGTTCTCACAGCCGACAGTCTCGTCAAGGATGTTCATATCCACGCGGGCATCCTTATACAGCAGGAGAATCAGCCCTTTGCCGTCTTTTTGTACGCTTTGGATGCGGACATCGATTTCGTCCGCTTTCAGTGCTCTGAATTCCATTTTTCGCTCTCCGTTTCTTTCGGTCTTCTCGGCGGGAGGTATCTGTATTCCTCCTGCTCGTCCATGAAATCGTAACCGTACTTCATAGCACCCTCACTTGATCTGGATATTGTTCTTGACTTCCAACCGCGCGCCCTCGATGCTCTCACCGTGTTTCAACGCATCCTTCAGCGCGGTTTTGTCGATTTCCGTCTTGATCCGCAGGAATCGGTCATCGAGTTTCGCATCGTCATCAACCGTCACCTGCTCGCTCTTACGGTAAGAGATGACCACCTCTGGGAAGGAACGCTTCTCGCCGGAAAGGAAGCCGTCAAGCAGATTCTTCAGGGATTCCGCCTTGTTCTTCGCGGCGGTCTTTCTGTCACGGAATTTCTTTTCCTGCTCCTCCAACTGCTCCGCATCGGAGCGGAGGTTGACGATCCACAGCGCGATGTTCTTGATTTTTGTATCAAGGTCGAGGTTCAGCTTCTCAAAGGCTTCAAAGTCGGCAATTTCGCCTGTTTCGGGGTCTACAAGCCTCGCAATCTGCTCGTTGATTTCGTAAAGTGTTGCCATTTTTCTGTTCTCCTTTTATAATAAAATCAGTTCTTATTATTGATTTACCGACCGTACAGGTCGCGTCCTTGTCCGGAGAAGTCACACAGCTTGTCCGAAACTGCCTTGTCCGACTTCCCGGTTACAAGGAATCGAAACCATTCGGCGATCGCTTTCAGTGTCTGTTTCATCGTAATTCCTCCTCATACATTGGGTCGTATGGATCGCGGCGGCGCAGGGCATCTTCATCGACTCCGATCAATCGCAGAGCCATGCCGCGCCTGCGACGGCTTCTCAACTGGTAGAGGTACTGTCTGCGGCGGGTTCTGATGCGTTCCTCCGCCTTTGCCAACTTCACATCAGGATCGGCAAGCAGATGCGCGATCTCAATCTCCACTTCATCATCGGTCAGATTCAGGTTCTTTGCCATTTTCACTTTCCTCCGGATTTCCTCTGTAGTAGCTGTTGGGGTCAAGGTGATAGTAGTCGAGATAGTCCTGCACATGGACTCTGCCGCGGGTGTGCAGACGGTCGCGGGTGTTGAACTTGATCTCCCGCACGATTTCCGATGCCCGTGTGTAGCAGATGCCGAGCAGCATGGTCAGATCGGTCAGATCAAGATAATCCTTTGCGAACATCTCACGCCGCTGTGCGAGGGTCATTTTTACGGGAACAACCTCTTGATTGGTTTCTTCCGGGGTCATTGCTGTTCTCCTTTCGTAGCCTCTGACACAATCTTCCGGATGTACGGTCGTTGCTTCGGCTGTAGCTTCTCCGTCAGTCGGTCGATCTCGTTGTAAAACTTTTCGGTGATTTTGTCCATCTCTGCGAATATTTCTTCCATGTTACACTCCTTCTGATTGCTCTTCACGATCTTTTGCAAGTTTTTCATGAAACAATGTGTTATGGATCACATTGTCAAGCGCTTCCTCCGAAATGTATACTTTGTGCCTGATTTTCTCGGTACATTTTGCAAGGCTGATGCAGGAATTAAAACGGATGCGCAATTTGTTCAATCCGGAAAGATCAAAAACGCCTTTGTTCAGAAGATTGTAGAAGCCTTTCTGTCTTTCGTGCACTTCGTAAAGCTGGATTGCTTTTTCCATTGCTTGTTTCCGGAGCAGATTGTCTTCCAAAAACTCACTAAGATTTTTATAGGCGGTTCTTAGGTCTTCGATGCTGTAGTCCTTGCGGTATAAGAATCCACTGTATACGTTTTCGAGGGCTAAAAGGCGCATTGTCCGGTATCTTTTTTCTAAATCACTGACAACCCAACTCGGTTTTTGCTCAAAATCCTGCTTGCAGAGGTTTCTCTGTCCTTCCGAATCATGAAACGTGATTTTTGTTTCCGGTGTTTTCCCGTCACCGAAAAACAGCAACCCATCGTCATCTATGCCGTAACGGATGCCGAATTTCTTGTTTTCTGATAAAATCTCCATGTGCCTCTCCTGTTAAGCATCTTTAACTCTTTCGGTAAAAAAATAAGTTGGTATTTCTTCGTTTGAAATTTCGAGAAGCTGTGCTGCTTTCAAAATTTCTTCTTGTGTCCATTGTGCCTTGTTTCCAAGTTTGCACGACACAGACACAGTAGAAATGCCCATTTTCTGCGCAAAATTTGACTGTGTATCATATTTCTCGCGGATTCTTCCCCTCAACTTTGAATAGTTGAACATCTTATAACCTCCCTTTTGGTTAAACTTATTTAACTGACAATAGTATAACATATTTAACTCCGCTTGTCAAGTGGTTTCGTAAAAATATTTTAATTTTTTTATTTTCCTCTTGAAATTAGTTTAACTGCGGTGTATAATATAGAAAAAGGTAAATTTGACATGGAGAAAATATGGAAAGCACTTTTCAAAAGAGATTATTGGAAGCTATGGATATGAGAGGGGTAAAAGCCGCAGACTTAGCCAGATTGTCCGGACTTTCAAAAGCACAGATAAGTCAGTATATGAACGGTCGGCATGAGGCGCGCCAAATTGCGCTCCATAAACTTGCAGTTGCTTTATGTGTCAGTGAATCTTGGCTCATGGGTTGTGAAGTATCTGTAGAAAGAGAAGAAAAACCGACTTATAGTACAATGACAGAGGAAGAGAAAGAGATGCATCGGTTGTTTCAGTCTGTGCCGAAAGAAAACCAAAAGGAATTGTTGGCTTTGATAGAAACGGCTCTGAAGATGTCAGGGCTGATGAAGAAGGAGGAATAAATATGCTTTTAGGAATTATCGTGCTTATTGCGTTCCCTTTCTTTATATGGGGATTCGTAAAATTGCATGAGCATAATGTATGGGAATACAAAATGCAGTATCGAAACCCGGTTGCAAAAGCTGAATATGATCTTCAGAAACAAATGAAGCAAACTTTTGGGGTAAAGAGGTTGGAAGATCTTCCGCAAAAATTACGAGAAGACAAAAAGCGAATCTTTTTGGGATTCTTTGAAGATACAGTAAAGGAATTCGGAGATGGTATTTGCATAGACCAGTTACGAGACAAAGTCCTTATGTTGTTCGACCATTATGTCGATAGTATAAAAAGTTTCCTTTCGATTGAACGATATGTTTATATGTTTACAAAGGTTGCTGCGGATAACCTTATATCCGATGGTGGTATTAGCGATAAGGATGTTGAAATATTAACAGCGATAAGGGAAAAGTGCTCAAACAAATATACCGTGATTGAAGAGAAGGAAGAATGAGGAGATAGTATCGATCTCTTTGATTGGAGCAGGACATGATGAAAAAAGTCTTTTTGATATTTCTGATTCTTGTGATAGTCTTATCTATAGCTTTTCCAACCTTCGCACATAGTGGGCGCACAGACAGTCAAGGCGGACATCATGACCGCTCTAATGGTTCATATCATTACCATCATGGCTATCCTGCGCACGATCACCCAAATGGGGAATGTCCCTATACCAACACATCGTGCGGAGGATGCGCAGCAGGGGAAACCGCCGGAACTGTGATTGCCATTGTTATCGTGGCTGGAATCGCTTTGTATTTGTATTGGAAGTGGAACAATCGATAATAACCTTAATAACCTTAAGAACTATGGTTTATAACCCGTTTATAACTACTTTATAACTTGCTGGTAACTTGCCGGTAACTTGCAGAAAAAAGTGGTTGCTTCCAAAGCGGAAACAACCACGGTATATTATGTATTGCCGGTTTTACCGGCAGAACGAACTGCTTGACCGGATCGCAATTGCCCAAGATACGCCAGAATAGCGGATGTTGCAATCCGTATGGCGGCTTGCTTGTCGGCGCAGGATTCAATCAAAGCAGATAGTTCGTTCATTTCATGCCCCTTTCTAATGTTCGATTACATTCATTATAATTCATAATTTGTTAAAAGTCAAGTGAATTTTGTCGAAACTATTTTATTTTTGAAAAATGGAAGGGTCATTTGGTAACTTGGCTATTTATCGGTGACAAATTGGCAGAATAAAACATAATAAGGAGGATTGCTATGACAGAGTTATATATCACATCAAATAAATACAGCGTGCAGGAACGCATCATGAAAGACGGCAAGTCCTCGTTTGATATTGTGTTTCGCGTGGTCACGCTCGACGGGCAGACAAAGCAGAAACGGCTTTGCGGCTTTAAGTCGAGAAAAGAAGCGGGGCGCGGGTACATCGATTTCGTTACCAAGTACTGCGAGTTGATTTCCCCGGATGTTGCAAACAAGAAAAAAGCCGCAAACACTTCTGCTGCGGTGCATGATTATACTGTTGAAGAAATGTTCCCAATCTATCTTGCTGCTGCAAGCGCCCAAAACAAAGGCTCTACGATTTGGGACAAAAAACAGCTGTATGACCTATATATCAAGCCTTCTCTCGGCAAAGAGAAGCTGTGTGACTTGACAACGGAGCGCCTATTTCGTTGGCAGGACGAGATTCTGGCAATGCGTAAGCCTAACGGAGAATCGTATTCACAAGCATATTTCCTCCATATTCGTAACACACTGATGACCGTACTTTCTTATGCAGAGGAACGATTCGGAATACCGAACAATTTGCGGAAGGTTAAAAAGCCAAAAAAACGCGTTCAAAAAACCGAGATGAAATTTTGGACAAAAGAACAGTTTGAAATGCTTTTGTCCGTAATTGACGATCCGCGATGGCGCGCATTCTTTGGTATACTGTTTTACACGGGGAGAAGAAAGGGTGAGGTTCTCGCTTTACAGTATGAGGACATCAAGCCGGATCGAATCAGTTTTACAAAGACATACTCACGCAAGACGCATGATGGAACGCCATATACAATTACAAACACCAAGAATGAGAAAAAAGCGACAACGCCGATTTGCAAGCCGTTGCAGGAGATTCTGAAAGGCTATAATGGACAGAAGCCATTTTTCTTTGGTGGAGAGATTCCATTTGCAGAAAATACCGTGAGGCATCGTTTTCTCGTCTACTGCAAAAAGGCTGGATTAGAGCCGATTCGGTTACACGATCTACGGCATTCATTTGTCTCTATGTTGATACACCTCGGTGCAAATATAATGGTGGTTGCGGATTTGATTGGCGATACAGTGGAACAAGTAATGAAAACTTACGGTCACTTATACGAAGAGGACAAACTGGATATCATCTCGAAAATCTAACGAAATGTTATGTAACAAAACATACCGTCTTTGAATACTATATATTGTGTTCCGTGAATGCTGATTTACACAAAATATAGATATATTGGGCGTTTGTGTAGATTCCCATCACTTCCACCACAGAGAAGAGGATCGGTGCAAAGCGCCGATCCTCTTCTCTGTGGTGGAACTTTTTGCAGATATCGAACCCACTCCGCCGCGGAAAACGAAGGGCGTACTGCCATCGAAAGACGGCGGAATGAATGTGCGACAGTACTCCGAAAGGCGACGCACTGTCTGAACCGCACATTTCGGTTCAGATTCCCATCATCTCCACCATATGAAGAACATAATATAGATATTCTTCGCAAAAACCGGGTTTTTACCCGGTTTTTTGCCCCTTTTTGGCACTTTGGCTCGGTGACAAAAAAATCACGAAACGCAGATATTTTCAGGATTTTGGTGGGGCGCGAACTCATGTCATCGGATTTTTGACCCGACAGACCAGGAAAAATTGAATCACAAACAGGCGAATGAGAAATTTTTCCGCGTCCAAACGGCGCGGCGAACGAAAGACTCTCATTCGCCTTTTTTGTTTCTCAAAATAAAAAAAGAAAGGGAAAAATTGAAAAAAATGGATGAAACAGAGGTGTACCGCTACTCGCTGTCTTTTGCGGCGGGGAG